CATCAAGCCGCCAGATCATGACGGTCATCAGCACGGCATCCTGTGCGCCTTTGCCTTTCTCCAGCACGCCGGACACCCACGGCAGGTACTCAGGCAGCAGCTGACGCTTCATTTCCGCCTTGCGCTCATTCGAGTGCACTTTCTTCAGGCGGCGCTTATCGTCGTTCAGCTTGATGAGCATCTGCTCATAGCCGCTGGCGTGGCGCAGCGGGTTGTCGGCGTTCTGCGAGGCTTCGATAGCCTGCTGGCGCATGCGGTGACGTCGGGCAGGGCTTAACATGCGTTACGCCTCCGCTTTTCCGGTGCCAGCAGCGCCGCCGTTTTCTGCCGCTGCTTCCTGCGTTGTGGCTGCAGGTTCAGCGAACACACCGACTTCGATGTTTTCAACCAGGCAACCGGCCGCGTAATCTTCGATCACGTAGTCCTCGTTAATGGACTCGTAGTTTTCGATGCGGTCGCGCTTCGGCACTTCGTCAATCAGGCGGCGATGCGTGCCTTCCTGGAAGTAAATCGACAGGTTATCGGTGCGGGTGATAAACATGGCGTCGGCCGGGAAGTACGGCACGCGCACCGCTGGCAGACCGCCGATGCGTTTCTGACTGATAATGACATCAGCGGCCAGCTGCTCGGTGTTGGCCTGCGACTGGTTGACGATCGGGAAGTATTTATCAGCCAGCAGCTGACGGCCGACGATGACAACCAGCTCCGGGTCTTCCTGATACCACGGCTCGATCAGGGTGTTGGTGGCATCCATCACCAGCGCATCGAGGCTCGCATAGTCGCCGTTTTTGCCGACGCGGATTTTTTCAGAGACGACGGTGCCGTCTTCCTCGGTGATTTTGCTCATCACGCGCGCCGGGGCATCGTTGCGGTACTTCTGCAGCCAGCCGACAGCCACGTCCTGCAGCATCGGGAATTTGACGCGGTTTGAGGTTTTGGCACGGGTGACGCCGTTGAAGCCGATCATGATGCGGTCAAGCGCCTGGCGCTTCACGATGGCGTCACGCAGGCGGGCCTGAAAATCTTCATAGCGCGCCCACAGGTCGAGCGTGTTATAGCGGATATGAAAGTCGTAATTGACCTGCACACACTCATAGCCCTGCTTATCCAGCGCAGCAAAGTCAGCGGTTTCGCGCTCGTCGCCGCCTGCCGTGTCGGTCACGCTGGCAATCGAGCCGGATACGCCGATCCCGATTTTTTCGCCCTTCATTTCGGACACCGGCACGATGTTGATGCGGGTCAGGAAGTCGGAAGACTCCTGCACGCGGTTCATCAGGGTCTGCGTGACCGTCGGCTCAACGGTAAACTTCTTGTTCATGTCGTCGGTTTCGACGCCGTTCAGCTCGGCGAGGCGGGTCATGAACTGGTTAAACTTAAAGCGGGTATTCTTACGCATTGGCGTTCCTGTTTATCTCTGTGTTGGGTTTTAACGTTCAGGCCACGCCTGATTAGCAGTCGGTCTGCGCGCCGGACTTCGGATCGCTGCCGGTTGCCGCCGGGCGGCGGGTAAAGCTGCCGTCGGTCTGCGAAAGCTGGCCCTGCAATGCAGCGAAAGCGGCGCGGTCTTCCCCGGCCTGCTGCTCAATTGCCTCCAGACGTGCGGTGACGGATTGCTCCAGCGCCGACAGCTCCTGCGTCTGGCTATCCGCGTTCAGCTGCACCTGCTCGGCGACGGCCGTTACCGCCGCGCTGACGTCGGCAAACTGCTCGCTATCGGTTTTCTTTTTCGCGGAGAACATCGCCGAGATGCGCGCCAGCAGGGACGGTGACGGCTCGGCTACCTCTTCAAACTCGATCACGGTTTCTTCAGCGGCGCTGAAAAGGTTGTCTTTATGCTGCTTGCGGGATTCCAGCGGGTTAGTGTTCGCCGAGGCGCTGAAGCTCAGGATTTCCGTGCCGAGGCTGGCCGGATTGTCGGTAACAGCCAGGCCGATCAGATATGCCTCACCGGTATCCGCGAACTTGGGGTTGTACTGAATTGAGGTATAGATTTTCTGGCGTGCTTTGGTCATAGCAACCAGCTCATCTGTTGGATCGATATCCCCGTATAGCGCCAGCTTGCCTTTTAGCGGCCCGTCAGCAATTTCTTCAGCTGACAGCGCCACCACGTCACCAAAACGGCGAAACGGGCTGTCAGGCGTGATGCCTTTGATGTGCTCAAGGTCAATTCGCGCCCCGTACATCGTCGGGTCATAGTTTTTCGCCATTTGCGCAATGTGCTCACGCGGAATTGCGCGGCCATCAGTGGTTGCGCCTTCAACGGCGATACGAAAACGCTTTGCTTTGATTGCTGCCATTAATCAGGCTCCGGTCAGGTGTTGGGTCGGTTCGGGGCCAGTTTCCCCGTCGCCACACAATCCCTCAACGAATGCCAGCCCGCTGATGCATCAGCAAACAGGGACAGCAGGCGCGCCATTTTCGGCACCGGTAGCCTTGCCGGTATGAACATGACACCGACAACCATCATCAGCGATCCGCGCCGTCAGGCCGCGCTGCTTTACTGGCAGGGTTATTCCGTGCGCCAGATTGCGGAGACGCTCGGACAGAAAACGCCAACCGTGCAGAGCTGGAAGTTGCGTGACGCGTGGGACAATGTCGCGCCCATCAGTCGCGTTGAATCCAGCATGGAAGCCCGGCTGATCCAGCTCATCATGAAAGAGGTAAAGGGGAATGGTGATTACAAAGAGATAGACGCGCTCGGCCGTCAGATTGAGCGCCTTGCCCGCGTTGAGCGCTACCGCAGCAGCGGCAACGAGGCCGACCTAAACCCCAACGTGCGCAACCGCAACAAAGGCGAGCGCCAGCCGGTCGTAAAAAACGAGTTCAGCGACGAACAGGTAGACAAGCTGACCGGCGTGTTTATGGATAACTGCTTTGAGTATCAGCTCAACTGGCATAAAGCCGGGCTGACTCACCGCATCCGCAATATCCTGAAGTCGCGCCAGATTGGGGCCACGTTCTATTTTGCCCGCGAGGCGCTGATCGATGCGCTGACCACCGGGCGCAACCAGATTTTTCTTTCGGCCAGCAAGGCGCAGGCGCACGTCTTTAAAAACTACATCCTCGACTTCGCCCGCCAGGCTGATGTTGACCTGAAAGGCGATCCGATCGTGCTGCCAAACGGCGCGCGCCTGATATTCCTCGGCACGAACGTGCGTACCGCGCAGAGCTACACCGGCAATCTGTACCTGGACGAATATTTCTGGATACCGAAATTCCAGGAGCTGCGCAAAGTCGCCAGCGGCATGTCGCTGCACAAAAAGTGGCGCACGACCTACTTTTCCACGCCGTCGGCCCTGTCGCACAGCGCCTATCCGTTCTGGTCAGGCGAGCTGTTCAACAAAGGGCGGCGCAGCAAAGCTGACCGCATCGAGATAGACCTGTCGCATTCTCACCTTGCGAAAGGCGCGCTGTGTGGTGACGGACAGTGGCGGCAGATTGTCACGGTTGAGGATGCGCTGACAGGCGGCTGCAACCTGTTCGACATTGACCAGCTGCAGCTTGAATACAGCCCGGCGGAATATCAGAACCTGCTGATGTGTGAGTTTGTCGACGACGAGGCGAGCGTGTTCCCGTTCGCCGAGCTGCAGAGCTGCATGATCGACAGCCTGGAAGAGTGGGAAGACTTCAACCCGTATCTGCCGCGCCCGTTTGCATACCGGCCGGTCTGGATCGGCTATGACCCATCGCATACCGGCGACAGCGCAGGCTGTGCGGTTATCGCGCCGCCGCTCATTGCGGGCGGTAAATTCCGCGTGCTGGAGCGCCACCAGTGGCGGGGCATGGACTTTGCCGCGCAGGCTAAATCTATCGAGGACTTAACGAAAAAATACACCGTGGAATATATCGGCGTGGATGCCACCGGCATCGGCCAGGGCGTTTTCCAGCTGGTACGCCAGTTTTACCCGGCCGCGCGCGAGATCAAATACTCACCGGAAGTAAAAACGGCAATGGTGCTGAAGGCGAAAGACACCATCAGCAGCGGGCGGCTTGAGTATGACGCCGGGGCGACGGACATCACGCAGTCGTTTATGGCTATCCGCAAAACCATGACGGCCAGCGGCAACCGCTCAACCTATGAGGCGAGCCGCAGCGAAGAGGCCAGCCATGCTGACGTCGCCTGGGCCATCATGCACGCACTGTTAAACGAACCGCTTACCGCAGCCAGCGGCGGCGCTAACCCCTCTATTCTGGAATTTTACTGATGAGCAAACGCAGAGGCCGCAAGGCTCACACCGCCACCGCGCAGCCTGTACAGGCAACCGCACCGCAGCAGCACGCAGAGGCTTTTACCTTTGGCGATCCGACGCCGGTTATGGATAAGCGCGACATTCTGGATTACGCCGAGTGCATCGGTAACGGGCGCTGGTTTGAGCCGCCGGTCAGCTTTAGCGGGCTGGCTAAGAGCCTGCGCTCGGCCGTACATCACAGCTCGCCGATTTACGTCAAGCGCAACATTCTGGCCTCAACGTTTATTCCGCACCCGATGATGAGTCAGCAGGAGTTCAGCAGGTTTGCGCTGGATTATCTGGTTTTCGGCAATGCCTTTGCCGAGCTGCGCCGCAACAGCCTGGGTAAACCGCTGCGCCTTGAAACCACCCCGGCCAAATTCACCCGCAGAGGCGTTAAAGATGGCGTTTACTGGTTTGTGAATGACTGGAAGGAGCCACATGAGTTTTCGGCCGGCAGCGTGTTTCACCTGCTGGAGCCGGATATTAATCAGGAGCTTTACGGCCTGCCGGAATATCTCAGCGCGCTTAACTCCGCCTGGCTGAATGAGGCGGCGACGCTGTTCCGCCGCAAGTATTATCAGAACGGCGCGCACGCCGGTTATATCCTTTACATGACCGATGCGGCGCAGAGCAGCAGCGACGTTGACCGGATGCGCCAGGCGATGCGCGACACGAAAGGGCTGGGTAATTTCCGCAACCTGTTCATGTACGCGCCGAACGGCAAGCCAGACGGGATCAAGATTCTGCCGCTCAGTGAGGTGGCGACGAAAGACGATTTCTTTAACATCAAGAAGGCCAGCCGCGACGACCTGCTCAGCGCGCACCGCGTGCCGCCGCAGATGATGGGGATTATCCCGGACAACTCCGGCGGATTCGGTGATGCAGTGAAAGCGTCTCAGGTATTTGTGCGTAACGAACTGACACCGCTGCAGGAGCGTCTGAAGGAGATCAATGATTGGATAGGTGAGGAGGTAATAAAATTCATGAATTATAAATTATAATGCACCTCCCCTTTAGTTAATGGCTGAAGGGGTAATTATCAATGCCAACAATGTTTTGCTTCAAGTGTTCCTTTAGTTTTGCACGCGCCATAATATAATAACTACGTTTTTTTTGCTCTAACGGGCAACACTTTAGAGACGCATGTGCATAATTACCATTCATGGGGTCATAACTTGTAGAAAAAAGTTTATTTTTATCCAAATCAACCTCTGCATTCACAGACGAATTAGAAAACTTAGATATATAAGCATTCTCCCTATCTGTGGGTTTCTTCGCCTTACTTTTCTGAGCTAACATCCTAGCACTGACTATTTTTTTTGAGCTAATTCTATCAATGTCTAGGCTAAACCCTCTCGTTTCCAAGTCCTGTAAGGATATGGCCAAGTCAGTTAAGTCACCATTAAAGTAATCTATATCTGAAAAGAGTAAGCGAAGTAAGGAGTCGCTTTCCCCCAAATAAAGATCTCTCTTTTTTGGAAATTTACTCCCAAACATTTTCGCCGCTAAGCTTTTTAACAATGAAATTAGGTAACCTATCCGTGATCCCAACATCATAGCAAAGCTCCTCACCTGTCAGTTTGTCCTTCATATAAAATGAGTACGTGCTATCCCCAACGATAGCCAAATCAAGATAAATGCTCTTATTATCCCAATTAAAATTTATTTCATCCATTGGAATGACTTTAATTTTAGGGGGCGTAAGCCCATTAAACTCTACATTTTTTTTAAAAAAGTAACATGCTTCATCAACAGCTTCTTGCGATATGGATAGATCGCTCTGGAGATGGCTTTTCGAGGCAAATGATTTTATTTTTCTTTCTAAAAAACTATAAATATTAGTATGTTGAGCCAAAATTAAATCATTTATCTCCTGTGTTAATCGTTTGTGGTTTGAAATAAAAATTTTCCCAAACGCATGCTCATAATGAAAAGATGAAATCAAGTTATCCAATTTTACCAGAGTGGTTTTTTCAGCATCATTGATGATTAATTCACTCTTATCACGAGTTGTTTCGTTCGAACTATTAAATAAAAAATCCATCACAGGAAGCAATGAATTAGTATTTGAAAATGGTTTGTCCAATGGCGCGTAATTAAGCATATATGGCTCCCAGATATACAAGGCCTTCTTTGCTAATGAAGTTAAAGAATTCTTTTTTAGTCTTCAAGTGCAATGAATCGAGTTCATCATGGAAAATATTAAACTTTTCTAGCGGGATATTATCTATAGGCTTTATGCAATCTATATCTATAAGTAATCCAAACTTAGACGTCCCATCACCCATATGAGCCTCAGCCTGCCCTATAAACTGCATTATAGTAACAGTATTTTCTATTCTTTTCTCGCTGCGCAATTGAACATATTCTAAATCAACACCTTCTCCGCCAATGAGAACATTGAAATTCAGTAGCGGCTTTATCTCATTAATGTTTTGATATTCAAATAGGTCAACATATTTCAATGAAAACCTTTCAACTCTAACAGGAAAACCAGAAGCTGAAAAATGAGAAATCAGCTCATGAATTTTCATAGAGAAAGCTTCCCATCCTAGATATGGCATGCTGCAAGCTAACATTAGAACTTTATCGCCAATGTTTACTTGATATTCACCCCAGTCCATAGTAATAACAGGAACATAAGCAAATTGATCATTTTGCTGTCTAACTATTTCCGGTATATCAGCATGAGGTGTTTTATTAATAGTAGTACAACCTAATTTTGTGTATAGCAAACCCGGTAACACTGAGGACATCGGTACCGTAGAGTCAAAACGTATCTCGAAAACCACACTGACTAATGGATTTTTAGTCAACTGTACAGGCAAACTCATTTTACTATTCCTTTAATACGGTAAATCGTGAATTCAAGCATCATGAAAGTGCGTGACTATCACATAACCACAGTCATGCGCCCCTATCAACGAGCAACCAGATGCCTCCCATCAACGAGCACCCAGACCGTGAATTTCAGCTTAGTTCATCTAGAACATTTAGATAGCCTAACCAAACATGCAAAGATGCCTTTAATCATACGATAGACAGTAAAAAAAGAAATACATTCCCTGCCATTGAAGCATTTTCATCCTAAGGCTATTGTGCCCTGCATGTGTATGCCTGCGCGCGCAATGCTATCCCCGCCACGCCTGCCCGCTTTGTGCATCGCTTTTAATGCAGTTGCATTCACATAGCAAAACAGCGCCATGACTGGCGCTGCAGGGTGTTTCAGTGCTTAGAAAAATAATGCGAATCCATGCGCGTTATGCATGCATTGCTCATGTACGAGTCACATTGCCTGAAAATCGGAGGAGGCGGCACTACCATAGCGCAGCTGCTGCAGGTAAATAATGCCCTCACGAAGAGAAACGGGTCGAGGCAGCTCGATCATAAAAACAAAATCGTAAGTCCTGCCGAGCCAGAATCCTCCGCCAGCCTTTTTAGGGCGCTGAAAGAAAACCCAGCCGCCGGGATGGAAGCATTCCAGATAATCGCCCCGGTAAACTATCTGATAATTAGTGTCGCTTCCGGCCATTTGCTAAAGCCTCACATTGCTCACTGTTCAACTATGCCGCCGCAAAAATCATCAATCTCTAATCTGCAGCATAAAAGATTTCCTCGCCAGCGTTCTGGTGAATCTCCGAGTTCGCCAATTCGGCAATAATGCTGAGTGCCAGTTTTAGGTCTGACGGCTTGCAGTTTGCGATTAACGAAACCTCCGCAATGAACTGCACGCACGCCATTTTTTTATGTATTTGGTTTGATTCCTGAACCGTCATTTTCCCTCCCCTAACTTAACTGTGTATTTATACAGTAGCATAGCACTTATAAGTAGAGAAATGAAAAATATTTGGTTTTTTTGTTTTTTATCTTATTGATATGAAACAAGTAAATCTAAGGGCTTTTTTAGAATCGCTTGCTCATAAATCGTGGCCATCAGAACGACGGTCACCTGATTTCGTTGCTCTAACGCAGAAATTATGGCCTTTTTTTACGGTTTTTTTCTGCTAAACGGTTAAATCGTTCTAATACGAAAGTCTGCTTCGGCTCCAGTATTGGCCGGGCCAGTTCTCCATTAGGTAGGCTGCGGAACATTTGACCGGCGATTTTAGTCTGCGTGCCGCCAATCAGACGCACGGCCATCCCGCGACTGATGGTTTCACCGCTTAAATCTCTCACCTGCGCTATTACGTTGTCGCACGCAGCTTCGATTTTGTCCGACCGCCTCAGCTTAAGATGCCGCTTTTCTGGTTTTTGCGCCCTTATCCGGCTTAAAAGTTGACGCCGCTCCTTTCTGCTCATGCCGTCCAGGTCGATTTTTTCGAAACTTTCCGGCGGGTTCGAATCCTCAGAGCTCAAACCTCCCGTACAGTTATTGACAGAACTCCGAGAGGACGCGGACGCGTCCTTAAATTCAAAAGCCAAATCAACAGCGCGTTTCGGAACAATCTTCCATTGCATCAGGCGGGTTAAGATCGGCGTATCGTCGCCAACTTCAGTTGCGTAAACACCCTTGATACGCACGGTTTCCTCTCCGTATTCATTCATGTCTTCGCTTGCCTGATACCAGGTGCGCACAGCCAGCTCGTCGCGACGCACAAACGGGCCACCCTGCGCGTTAACGTATCCGGCCCAGTCTCCTGCGTCGGCTGCGTCATGCGCGGCAGCAAACTCAACGCTCAGGCCGTGCGCGGTTTCGCTGTCTGCCATGCGGCGCAGCTCGCGGTAAACCGTGACCGGCGCACCGCCCACAAACTGAAATTGGCGGATGTGCCAGCGTGCCGCCCAGGCAGAAACTGCCGAGGCGGTTTCCTTAAGGTCTTTGCCGCTTTCATCGTCTATCTCACCATCCAGCGCATAGCCGTCGATATTTTTGGAAATGTATTTAGCAACGTAACCTGTTGCGCTGCCTTTCTCCGGGTCGATAGCTTCGGCATGAAAGCGGGCCTTACGGGCCTTGTCGGTCGTCAGCTCGCTGCTGTCTTCCTGCCAGGCGTAGTCGCGCATAATCTCGCGCACACGCTCAGCCTGCTCTGGGCGCATAAACATGAGCATGTGCCAGTGCGGGGTCGCATCATGATGAGGCTCAGCAACGCGGATCCCGAAGATGCGGATTTCTTCGCGGTGCAGCTTGGCGCGGATTTTCTGCCAGACGCTGCAGAGATAACGCTGCGTGTCGGCCGGGCTGGCACCATTCCATTTGCGGTTACGATGCCCGGTTTTGATTGTGGCGTGATAGCGCGCCGGGGCGGTAAGCGTATAGAACTCGCCGATAAAGCCCATTTCATTGCAGATGTTTTCGAAGCCACGAATGCGGGTCATCAGCTCGCAGCGGCGGATCGCCGGGTTGGCCACGCTGCCGTCGTATTTCTCGATCAAGCTGATGCGGTTGCCTTCCTCGTCTTCCAGCTCCATTCCTTTCAGAAATTCACGGGTGCGGCGCTTCTGCTCGCGCCATTCTGAAACGGTCATGCTGCTGGCGTAGGGGGTATGCTTTTTGCTGACGTTAGCCAGGGCGATCTGAAGGTGTTCACGCCATGATGCGGCCACGCGGCGCAGGCGGCCTTTCCACCATTTTTCCGTCTGCATACGCATGATCGCCGGGGTAACTTCCTCCGGGTCAAACAGGCGTGACGTGACCTTATCCCATAATGGCGGCGTCTGGCTCAGCTCGCGGGTGATGGTGGCGGCGGTCATGTATATACGGTGCGTGTATTTGTAGTCTGACTCGTCACTGGCCTGCGCGTGTGCCTGTACCAGCTCGGCGAGGATGAAATTAGCCACATCCCCGGCCAGCAAATCGACGTCGGCGCGCGCCATATCCGGCAGTCGGTTGAAGCGTCGCATCAGCTCCCATAGCTGACCACCTGCGCTGGCCGCGCCATCCTGTTTAGTGGCATTACCTGCCAGCAGGTTAAATGCGCCGCCGCTCATTTCACCGAGGCGATATTGAGCGTTAACGGTTTCGACGCGTGGCAATGTGCGCTCAACGAAGGTTTTCGTTAAGTACGCATTGGCACGATCAATACCCTGTGTTTTTTCCAACTCACTGACCCGACGCTTTACATCAATCTGAATCAGCGTCGGCTGGTTTTCGAGTAGTTCCTGCGCACGCACTAAAGCCGCAATCATCTGACTGCGGCTGTGCATTTCCTCATAGGTTGGGTATGGGCTGGCAATGGCTTCCCGTGGAGCATTCCACGGGTAAGCGTATTCCTGAATCATCGAGACGCCTGCACTTCTGCAGACCAGTCAGCGCCTGCGGCCGGATCAAAGCCAGACCACTCAGGCCCGACTGCGGGATGGCGCACGGCGATGATTTCTGATGCACGCTTGCTTTTACCTGCAGCAACGCCAACCGAACGGGCTACGCTGATGCTGGTGATATCGAAAGCGCGCAGAATGCTGCGGATGTAGAGGGTGTCACTGTTAGAAACCACAACCGGGCAGCGCTCCGAGACGTCAAGCAACATGCTGACCAGATCGTGATGCTCATCTTTGTCAAAACCTGCAGAGTGATATTCCGCGAACGTACCGTCATACGGTGGGTCGCAGTACACCACATCGCCAGCTTTGGTCAGGCGCAGCGTTTCGCGGAAGTCAGCGCAGATGAACGTCGCGCGCTGCGCTTTCTTTGCGAATGTTTCTATCTCAGCCAGTGGGAAATACGGCTCTGCGTAGTTACCAAACGGGATGTTAAATTCACCACGTTTGTTATAGCGGCAAAGACCGCGATAGCCATTGCGGTTCAGGTACAGGAAATAAGCGGCACGCTCAAGAAGAGGCAGCGCAGGGTTGTGATTAAACGCTTCACGAACGGCGTAATAGCTCTCACCGGTCACGTTCTGATTAAACAGGCTGGCCGCAATAACGATAAACGGACGGGTGTGCTCTTTAATCTGGCGATAGAGGTTAATGAGATCAGGGTTTATATCCGCAACCAGATAGGCCGGGTAATCAGTGTTCATCATTACTGCGCAGGAACCGGCGAAGGGTTCGACCAGGCGATCACCTTCAGGCAGGTGCGTCAGCAACTCCGGCATAACGCGGGACTTATTGCCCGCCCATTTCAGAATCGTGTTCATGCAGCACCGCCTTTTGATACTTTGTTACGAAGTTCGGCCACGCCCTGACAGCTTACACAGCGAGTTACGCCACGCACCGCGCGGCGACGCTGTTCCGGGATTGGGGCGTCGCAGTCTTCGCAGAAAGAAGCCGCCACGCTGACCGGGCGATTAACCACGCTGGCGATATTGCGCGCCAGCAGTTCATCGGCGCGGGCCTGCGCCATGTCGATTGAGTCGGCCATCAGTGAATCGCCTCCTGCGCTTCGTTCTGATAACGCTCAGCTTCCTGACGCAGCAACTCGGCAGCTTCAGCACCGCTAAGCCCTTTTTGCTGAATGCGCATGGCAATCTCAGTTAAGCGGCGAGCCGCCTGCAAACCGCGCTCGGCGCGTTCTTCAGCGCGGGCAGCGGTGATGATTACGGAAAGCTGCTCGACGTCGGCGTCAAATTTTCTTGTTTCGATATTTCGCATTTCACTTTCTCCTGAATTTGGGCAAAAGAATGCCCGGCGGGTTTACGCCATTTATTTGCATCGGGTTATTTAGTTAGAAAGGGTCATTCGCTTTGGAAATAAACTCACGACTGCTTTTAAATGATTCATTGCACAAATAAGCGCCTTTCTTTCATCAGTAGTCAGTTCACTAAAATCAGCTTCGTGCCTGTCTTTACCGATGTTAGCCAGGAACAAAATTGCGCTCAGCGCGCGCTTGTTTTCCTGATAATTACTGTCTGTCACATCGCGCATTTCAGAGAAAAAACGAGCCATATCCTTTTCACAGTTACCGCCCATCAGTTGCGCGCGAATTAAGGCAACGTGATTCAGCGCCGAAACCCGCTGACCTGCAGTAAGCTCGACCAGCATTGAATCGCCTTCGATAGCCATGATTCACCTCTTTTCTCTTTTGCCTCTACCTGCTGGCTTAATACCGGATGCCAGCGCCTGCCGTTCTCGCCCATAATCCAGCCATTTCCATAAGACATTGACGGACTCTGACGCTTGAGGTGTGCCGCAAATGAAATCATCGCACGCCCTCAGCTAATGCCAATCGAAGCACCCAGCCCGCTGATAGCGTCGACGGTTGATGCTAAAGTCGGGTTAGAGTGAACGCGGGTCTGCACGGCCAGTGCTGCCAGCATCATGCAGCGAATGCCGGTATTTGCGGCTTCAAGAATACTGCGTCGGCATGTTGCAGTTATCCGCTCCGGGTTTGCAGCGCTGGCGGCCATGCTTCCGACTTCAGCGGTAGCCTTCAGCACGTAGGACGGAAACTTATCTTTTGCCAGCTCATTAACCGGTACGCATGGCAGGCACTGCAGCTGCGCTAACATTCCATCCATCAGCGTTGCATCTTCGGTCAGGTCGGTAAGTAACAGTACTTCTGGAGCGGTCAGTTGATGCAACTGATCCGGGTTGAGCTTGTTACGCAAAGTTTGCACTTTCATGCCTGCACGCTGCGCCAGCTCAGCCATGTTGTGCGTAAGTGCGAACTTGCGGCAGGCGTCGTCATAGTGGTTATGGGTGGAAGTCTTAAAATCAAACATGGTCATTCCTTTGCTCAACTTAAATAATTAAGTTCTTACGCTGCGATGTAGCGGCAATTTACACCTTGAGCGAGCAAACGCGCGCGAAAGGCAACCATGTTGATGCGAGCGGCACCACCAATTTTTTTTCGGGGCATAACAAGCAGATCACCGTCTTCAACCATCTGTTTCACGGTACGAAGGCTGTAGCCATAAGCCTGCGCGAACTGCTCATAGGTCATCAGATCGGGGCCGCTAGGTATTGTAATTTGATTGGTCATCGGGGATTATCTCCAGTTGGTAGCTTTTGTAGTGCATTGGCGTGCATTTTGGCTTACGGGGTGGATGATATGATCCAAATGAGTGATTGTAAAGTAACCCCAGTGGAATATTTGAGGGAACCATGTCTAACGCTTTAGGCGATGCAAAAGAGATTTTAGAAAGAATCCTTAGTTCTTATGGTGTTAGATCAAGACCTGAGCTTGCTGAACTTTTGCAGATCCCCTTACCAACTATCAATAATTGGGTTGCAAGAAGTAGCTTGCCCGGTGACTACATTATCCAATGCGCTATAGATACTGGCGCGGACTTGAAGTGGCTAGTTTCAGGCGAGCTTGAAAATGTAAGATTTAAGGCAGCTCCGCATGGTTTTACAAAAGGTAAGGAATTGCACGAGCAGCTTTTAGCTAATGGCGGAAAGCAAGTGGTTCAGAGGATTCTGCATGCTTACGGGTTTACCATGCAGAAAGAGCTTGGAGACTTGTTAGGGATTCCCTCCGGCACAATGAGTGCGTGGGTTCGTCGCGACTATTTCCCTGGTGACGTTGTCATTACCTGTGCGTTGGATACTGGCGTTTCTCTAAGATGGCTTGCTACTGGCATTGGTGAAATGATTGCGCGGAACAATCGTGAACAAATCTCATCCAGTGAAATTGTGACGATTGAAAAATACTCCCTCTTTAACGGTGAGCTAAACAAGACTGGCTTATGGGTATGCGACCCTAGTCTGATTGCAGAAACGGTGAATAACCCAGCGTTAGTGGAAAAGGGGAGTAATAAATGGATTGTAGATCTAGAAGTGAAAGCTATAGGTAATGGATTGTGGTTAATAAATATTGATGGGGTGAATGATGTTTATACAGTATCCCGAATTCCAGGAAACAAGATAAATATCAAAAATTCATCCTTTAATTTTGATTGCAAGATAGAAGATGTTGAATGCGTCGGAATGGTCTATCTCACACTCATGGAAAATAATTAGGTTGATATGAAAACTAAAGTTGCCTTCTTAATCTGTTGTTATGCTGCCTTATCTAATATTGCTTGGGCTGCTCCAGAAATGTTCAAAGACTCAATGGTTATGATGGAAAGTCATAACGACTACCCTCCTGAAAATGGCTCTTACAAAATTCTTAGCAAAAAACCTTTGCACATACAAATTTTGCCTACCATATTCAAAGGCGACGTTGAAAGAAATATTAACTACGAAGCAAATAAAGCAGCTGTTTACGCTGCTTATCGAGTGTTGTTTCAGACTCCAGCTAATTCGATTAAAGTAACTGTACTGCCTAGAGAGTTAGATCTTCAAACACATAAATATACGGCTAATTCTAAATATGGCTTCACTTTTTCTTTAAGCAGGGAAAAAGCATTAAAACTTTCAAGCCAATATGCTGGCATTGACAATTCAGACGATTTATTCCAGAACGATGGTTATCAGTGGGCTGAGTCATTCCGCGCTTGTTGCTATTCAGACAGAGGAAATCCCGGTTTAGCCGCATTTGTTCAAGAATTGAAAAACAGCAGGTGATTAGGTGGCAATAAAGAAGCTTGTTTCTGGTGAATGGCTTGCCGACTTCTATTTAGATGGACGTGGCAGCCGACGCATTCGCAAGTCTTTTGCAACCAAAGGCGAAGCTGTAGCTTACGAAAGCTACACACGCAGTGAAGCTGAAAACAAACCGTGGATAAAGGAAAAAGAGGATCGCCGTAAGCTGAGCGAGCTTATAAAGCTTTGGGATTCTCTTCACGGGCAATCACTTAAAGCGGTTAAGTCCCGTAAAGCTAAGCTGGATATTGTATGTAAGGGCTTAGGCGATCCGATAGCTTCCCAGCTTACCGCTAAAGATTGGGCGCATTACCGTGACCAGCGCTTGCAGGGGAAAATTTCCAATGGTTATCACGATGATGAATCAAAGTGGAAAGTAAAGCCTATCACGGTTAACAGAGAACAAAACTATCTTGCCGCTGTTTTCAATGAGCTGAAGAGGTTAGGGGAATGGTCATTACCTAACCCACTGGAAGGCGTCAGGACGTTCCGGGAAGATGAAAAGGAAATGTCCTGGCTTACCCTAAAGCAGATCACTGAACTTCTGGATGGTTGCGAACTTTACGGAAAGCCAGATCTAAAGATGATATGTAAAGTTTGCCTAGCTACTGGTGCGCGCTGGACTGAGGCGGAAACATTGACCCGCTCACAGTTATCACCTAACAAACTCTCATTCTTTAAAACTAAAGGTGGGAAAAATCGAACCGTTCCGATCCCGCAGTGGCTTTATGATGAACTGAAAGAACGGCAGGGCAGAATGTTTAAGCCATGCTATCAGGACTTCAAGAAGATGCTCGCTACTACGACTATTCAGCTTATAGAAGGCCAGAAAACTCATGTGCTTCGGCACACCTTCGCCAGCCATTTTATGATGAATGGTGGCAATATTCTGGTGCTGCAAAGAATACTCGGCCACGCAAATATCCGTGAAACCATGAAGTATGCACACTTTGCTCCCGACCATTTAGAAGAAGCTGCAGCGCTTAACCCTCTGACCAGTTTAATGTCCACAAACTGACTACCCAGCTTGTACGCGCTCGCATTTGGTTGCACCAGATATAGAAGTAACTAACTGTTTTATAAATAAAATGCTTATGTATCAATGGTGTCTTGAAAAAGCGTCTTAACTAAGGTATCGCTAACGCGACATCTAAAAGTTAATAGCAAACAAGGGGTTGGCATCTGCCAGCCCCTTTTTTATGTCACAGTCAACCTTACTGCCTGCAGTTAACCGTCGTCCGGCC